TTTGCACTACTTCCAGTTTCGAATTTAATTACCTTGTCTGGTTTTCCACTGTTATAAGTGAGTTTATCGAGAGTGAATGGATATTGGAAAAGTTCATCGTATTCGTTTCCATTAATATCTTCGCGCTCGATTTGCTTTTTCTCAATATTGTGATGGTTCATTTCCATAACCGGGTGGGCAAGTTCTCGTCTCTTCTGAATGACAGGGTTCAAATCTTTCAGTTGCATGTTGGTAGCATCAGTAAGTAGTTGTTTGTTATTCGTTTCCTTATACTCACTGATGAGAACCTTAATCTTTTCTGTAATAGTATAAATATCCTTGTCGTATTTTGCAATTAATTGCTTTGTCACGTCATTATTCATGTATAGATTATATTTATCTAGAATGAACTTGTATGTATCACTATCTTCATTATAACGGTCAAGTAGTTGTTTAAAGTTCTCGACCGACGCTTCTTCACTTGTATAATTAAAAAGAGTATCTAATTTTTGCTTGATAATATCCACTTTGAAGTTGTCTGTAGATTCTTTGAATAAATCCATGACGTCGTCTATATGGTTGTACTCGCCCATAAAAATATCAATTTGTAAGTCACATGGGGAGGTTTCATCGCCGCAAATTGCCATATAATGTAGGTCTTTCTTAAAAAACTTGGTACCAACATTTCGATTGCAGTTGACACATTTGGGTTTGCCGATGGGTCCTTTTTTTGAAGTTCTCGCACGTTCTTCGTTTTTTAAATATTTGTTCTCCAATTTGAAGTATTTGTCCAGTGCTTCGTATACGTCCATCTGTTTTTTACCTCCACGGTACATATCCTTGGGTTGGATAGGGATATTTGAGTTGATAAATTGAATGTCTGGATTATTTTCCATATTTAATTCGTTAATATTATCGGGAAGGTTCTCAATGCGTAGAATATTATTTTCAGATATGTTTACAACTTTTAGTGAATGAGCGGATGAAAAATCAAGTTGAGTAAGTTGGTTGGAGGATGCATGTAACTCTTCCAAACTTTCGGGAAAATTGTCCAAATTAGTTAGACGATTATGACCCACATAGAGGGTTTTTAGGTTATCCAGCACAGAAATATCGATTTCACTGAGTTCATTGCCATCTAAATTCAATTCTTCTAATGAAGTAGGAAGGTTCTCAATATTTTTCAATAGATTATTTGTGCAGTGGAGAACCTGAATTTTGGGTAATTTTTGAGGAATGTTCTCAATTCTGATGAGTTTGCCTTCTCCAATGATAATTTTTCTAACTTGCAAAAATCCATTTGCTACCAAAACAGACAGGTCAAGTTCTCCATGAAGCGGTTCTTTTACAATAATTTCATTGGTTTCTTTGGAGTAGGAATTCAACAAGTTCTCAAATTGGGCTTGTGCGTGATTGTTGTTTTCCAATATGTCTTGAATCTCGTCGTCAATAATGTTCATTATATATTGTTATATATAACCAACAAATAATAAATAGTCGAGCAACCTACTCAAATTAGAAATGTTCTAAAGCAGGTAAATTTGTGATATTGGTCATCATTTCTTTATTATCATCGATTTCTTGTTTGTAGTACCGTATTTTGGACATAACGTATTGTTGGTCTTCGATCATTTTCTGTTGTTTTTCTAAATCACTTAGTTTATTCAAACTACAATTATATAATGCGACACCAGTAATAATGACAAAAATAAATAAGATGCCAAAATTCAAAATATAGTAATACATATTTGCACGATATTGATGGCATGATTGTAAAGTATGCAGCATATAATTGCGAAACGATGGGTCAATCAACATAGGTGTTTCCATGATTCCAGATAAAATATGGTTGTATATATTTTATTTGAATAGAGAAATATTATCACATATACGCTAAATAATAAAGTACACCTAAATAACTGAAAATGGCGACTAAAATGGAGACTAACCATATGGGAATCACGGTTTTGTGTCTATAACCTACTCCAAATGGACGAAAACCTCCATCTTCGTTGTACATAATATTTGGTTTGAGCATATGAATGATGGTAAATATAATTAGAAAAATGGATACAGTCACCGCCAATTTATTAACTTGTACAAATCCTTTTAAATTGCTCATATTAGTCTACTTACAATACTAAGATAAAAAAGAAGGAGAAAATTAATCGTCCCCAAAATCATCTTCATCTCTGTCTTCGGGATAGAAGTCTCCATCATCATAATTGGATTCCAAATGGCGGAAATCATGTCCATCTCTATATCCAGCATTGTCTTCTTCCATTTCTTCCATTTGTCGTTCTTCATCTAACATGTCGTCCAATTCAGTAATGACTTGTTCAGCGTCCTTAGAAGTGGTCTTATTTTGGAATTCGAAAAACTCGCCTTTTGTTAATTCGTCGTCGAATCGTTGTTTGTCGTATTTCCAAATTGCCTCTTGATTTCCAACATTCCAATTGCCAAGTTTATGTATTTTACTTAAATCTTCGATTCTGCGCTGTTCTGGTGCCATATTTCCTAAATATTGAATCATTGCCTCACGTTCATTTTGTCTTTCATGGCGCATTCCTTGTTCAATTTCTTCATAGGACATATTCACCACTTTCTTGTTTTCCATTTCAATGTTCAACATGGCAACAATCAAATCAGCAATTTTCACATTTAAGTCATGAGTCACATCGGAAATATCGATCTCTTGAAGAGCGTCAACATATTCTTGATTTTCTTCTGTTGTATTGGTTTCAGTAATAACGTTACCAAGCGATTCATTGACTTCTTCTTTTGCAGTGCGCACGTTACTCTTGTATTCATTCAAGTTGGTTTGAACCACCATTGTGTTGGAAGATGATTCAATGAAAATACAAATGCATGTATAGAAACAATATTTCATGAGCAGCATAGTAGTTTCATTATTCAACAAAGAATAATAGGTAATAGTCTTATTTCCTTGTTTCTTCACAATCTCTTCTTGAACTGGGAAATGACGTACAAACTTGTTCAAATCAGAGAACATATCGTTCATCTCGTCAAATAGTCTCACGACAATCGGATTTTCATAGAACGGACGTAATTGCATGTAATATTCTTCGTGATACTCGCGAAGATTCTGTACATGCAAATTGGACAAATTCCATTTCTTATATCCGTCGATTGCATCCATATAAGGATGGAAACCTTTACCATTGCGAATGACATTAGGGTAGACTTGTGTAGTATGATATACCATATTGCGAACAAACTGAGAAAACATTTGCACATTTTCGTTGCGTGTGTTGTCTTTGGTATTCCATTGGTCAACCTCTTCTAAGAAACGACGAATGTTTCTGTATTTCGATTCTTCATTCTTAGAAGATAAATAATTGTTAATGACGGTATATGAATTCTTGGTGACACGTTTCAAGTGTTTGGAAAGGTTTTTCAGATTCTCACTTTCTTCCACATACATCTTTCCTGGTTGTGTATTATCAACTAAATCAAATAAGAGTTTGCGTAATTTCTGAGGAATCACAGAAGAATCCTTTTCTTCCAAATAGTTCAGGACATCTTGGAAGCCATCAACCAACTCATATGGTTCTTGAGCGTCAACATGAATAATGTTTTCAGCATTGACAATATTTAATAATCCCTTCAAATCAGTTTGATTATATTGTTTTCCATTGCGTTTCAAGTATTCGATTTTTTCAGGCAACGACCAAGATTTATTGTAACCTTCGGGTTTCTCGCCGCATATTGCCTTATATTTCTCAGGAACAGATACATCTCTATCATATAAGCAGTGTTTTATAATGAAAGAATATATATTTTCCTCTAAATTGCCGCTTGAGACAATTGGGTAAAGCATTCCAGTGAAGTCGTTATGGTACAAGAAACGTGCTTGGGATAAAGATGACACTTGTTTCAACACGCTTTCATTTTGCTTTACAGAATGGAAATAAGTGGACAACAATGGTTCTTCTTTCTCGAAATATTTCACTGGATTGACTAATCCGATATTGCAACAAGCGTTTTCAAGGAAAGGCATGGAAGACGCTGTCAGTAACAACATATCTTTGTCTTTTACCAATTCATTGATTTTGTTGATAATATGATATCCATAATACATATTTTTACCCTTCACAATGTTGATGAAATGATTTTGTTTGACATTTCCAGATTTCAACAGGGCATTAAGTTCTTGCTTGAACTCAGAGGTTACATTTTGAATGGACTTATCCAGAGTATATTTTACCACTGGGGGTAAGAAGTGAACCCATTTACTAATGGCGTGAGTTTCTGGAATAATATAATCTGGTTGCAGTAACAAATACTCACGTTTTTCTACCAATTTACTCTGAATATCTGGGCGATCAATGAATTCTTTTGATTCCATCATTTTCATGACGCGAGGGACAATCTTATCAGCGGATTTATATCCATGCAACGAACTCCATGGGTCAATAGTACTCTTGATTTTGAACATCACACAAGAAATATATTGCACAGCCCCATTGTCTTCAATACCAAACAACGGATAACCGGTGAATGAGCGAATGCAACCAGGGAAAGTTTTGCTAGATTTGAACGAAGGAATTTGCGTTTGAATGGCTACAATGAGCGAACAGGCAACCGCAATGATGATAGTTTCATTTTTATAGTTCTTATAGCTAGGCATTTTCACCTTCTTCTCTTTTCCTTTATTCATTTTCTCAACTCTTTGCTTGTATTTCTGTTCACTAATGACAACTTTCTCAATCAAATCATTCGATACACGCAATACAAAATCTTGTATATCTTGATGGGGTATTTGTATGCGTTCCGAAATAGTGACCAATACGTTGTAAATAACAGACATGGTCTCATTTTCAAACAAAGGTATTTGACTACTTTTACCCTTTGTAGAAGCATATACGTCACCCAACTCTTTTTCTAATAAGGAGTGGGTTGTAATGCGGAAGCCACTGTCATCAAACACTTCTTCTTCTTGGAAATCACTCTTTCGCAATACGAAACCACTATGTTTGTCTACAATATCGCCACCTTCTTCTCTACCATGGTCATTACATAGTTGGTCTAACTTATCATTATAATTTTCACCAGATACAAAAGTCTTTGCCAGTTCAAAAATGGTAACAGGTAGTAACTTTGTATTGGTTTCTTTGCAATATAACCAATACCGGTCTTCTTCTAATTGTTCTACAAGAGGATTGCGGGTATATTGAGAAGCGAAACTCATGATATCATTTTGTTTTTTCACAAAATCAGTTTGTCCCAATATACAGTTCAGTAATTCGAGTCTGGGCGAAACAATAAGGTCATTCTTCTTAGCAAAGTTACCAATTTCAACGGCCAGATTGTTTGCTTTGTACAATTGAACTTGGCGAAGGTGTTGTATATTTTTGTTGTATTTCAACAAATAAGTAATTTCTTTTTCTAATTCTTGAATCAACATCTCACGAGTAACATGATACCTGCGGTCAAATTCGTTCAAAATACTCTTTTTATTGTGTTCTTTGAAACGAATGGTGCTTTCGTCTTGGTTTTCACATACTTTCGAACGAGTATTTTTGAAACAACTAGCGTTGATATTACAGAAGAGAGTGTTTGTATCATAAAACGCCTCGGCTTCAATGGAATCATCGCGTACCCAAGTATTCTTCACACGTCGGTAATATAGTAATTTACGACTGTTGTCTACGTTTTCATCATTTTCCTCGCTAATTTGACTTAACTCCAAACTTCTTTGCTTCTCAGGTAAAATATCCAACATAGCATATTCGCCTTCTGATACGGGTTTCTTTTTACTGATCAAAATAGTAGCTAATTCTTCAGCATAATCAGGAGGGCAATCATGTTTATGAATCAATGCTTCAATCAAAAAATCCTTGAATTCTTTTGGTTCAAGTTCCTCCTTCTTAGACTTATATTTGTCCGCAATATGGTATGGACTATCGTCATATTGCTCATCGTAGTACAAATTGTCCACATTGTTATCTTTTTGCAATTGTCCGAGAGATTCATATTTCTTCGCCAAGTATTTGCGAGTACAGTCTACTGGCTGAATCTTGTATTCGTCTTCGTCCAGTGCCAACTGTGTTTCTTTTGCCAATAACATCTCGGTCAATGTGGTAGAATTGGTTTCAGCCATTAAAGACGTCAAACGTGAACTAATCAAACGGGGATATAACTGATTTTCATCTTGAGAATACAGTTTTGAAATCATTTCACTTTCACTAATTGGTGACTGTTCATTTTCACGCATAGAGAAATATGCTTTGGTGAATGCATCTAGAATATCTGCATTATTGTGAATGATTTGACTTACTGGATTTTGAACGGTTTTTGAACCCATTTCTTTCTGCAAGATATTATAAAGCCCGCGTTTTGTCTCCATTTCTGATTTCAACTTTGCAATATGTTCTTGAACAATGTGTTGGATATCGACATATTGTGTGTAAGTAATATCATCACTATGGATTCCATAAGGTTCCAATTGCTTGATGACATCCACAAATGACAGCTTGTATTTCAGATTTTTACGAACTAATTTCAAAATCGATCGAGTCTTGGGAATAATCACTTCTAAGAACTTCTTGAATTTGTTTTCTTGTTCTTGGTCGAACTCTCCTTCATCATTATCAATAATGAATTCATTGAAACTGGTGAACAGATTAGCACCTTCTTGGGTATCGTAATCCAATTCTTTGGACAAATCGTTAACCACTCGGGGAACAATATCTAAATTTGATCTCAAAATACGAAACAAATAAATATAATGTTGATGAAGTTCGGACTTGTTCAATATATTTTGTGAAGGCAAATACATAGCACTCATTCGAATAAAAGGTTCAGGTAAAGTCATGATAGAGGAAATACACATGGTATCACTAGGAGTCATTGGTGTGCGAAAATACACACTTTTACCGGTTTTCATGATGTTTCGTTCTAATTGAGTGGAACCAGTGGAATATTTTTGAAGCAAGAATTTACGTCTAGCTAAAATAGAACGAGTATCCTTGCCAGATTTGGATACATTTGCAACACTTGATTCAAACATACCCAGATTATCCACAATCGCCTCTAAATCTTGTAAAACTTGTTTGGAATCCAGGCAATTGGAATCGTCCATGGGATCTTCAAAAGGTTTCATGTTTGCATCTACTTTGTTATAGGTTACACTGTAATTATGATCAATACCGCCACTTTTGGACTTGTGGAACTCAGTTAATACTTCTTCGATTTGATTTACTGAAGCGGCTGCATTACGAAAAACTATATCGCTTTCTTGCTCTGGATCTTTTTCGTCAGAATAAATCACCTTGCGATTTTGCACAATAGGTAGAACCCATTTCAATTTCAAACGAAGACTGTGAATTTTCTCTACCAAAGGTTTGTGGAAAGGACCATTGACCTTTTTACCAATAATATCGTGGTTTTCATCATACTCAGAAAATTGTGTTCGTAACTCCTTGAAACGTAAGATGAGACGATGAATATTGGATAGTACCTTATCATTTCTCTTGTAGTCAGGGATGGTAGATAAGAATTGGTCCATCAAATCATTTACTTGAGCTTCAATTGTGTACGTTTTTTCACTTTCAGGTACTTCAACCACTTGAGTAAGTGTATCTAATTGTTCACCAAATACAATTTCATTTGCATCCAAATACATGTCGCGCAAATTGTCTTTGAATGTAGCATCCACGGTACTATCAGTAGGTATGGTCATAATAGTTTCGCCTTCTGGGGTGAATTCCATGTCCGCTTGTTGCTGTTCATTAATTTCTTCTAATGTAATATTCTCGTCTTCGTTGAGTTTGTCTTGTACATCTACCAAAGAACTAATATTTTGTAGTACTTCAGGCTTGTTACGAATCTCGATTCGGTCAATAAGACTATCTTGGGGTAATCCTTGATAAGCGAAATCAATGTAAATATTCTTGATTTCAGGATATGTGGTAATCTCGATAGTATCTTCTTCCAAATCAGTAATTTCACCAGTAACAATGATGGGAATTTCTCCTCCAAAATGAATATCTACCCAAGTCTTAGGTAACAAATTGTTTTGACGAGCATAACCTTTTTCTTCACTTCTATTTAAAATATGAATACCAATAATCGACTCATCACTAAAACCACCTTGTTCAGTACTATTCAATTCATAAGTATTACCAGTAGAAACATTCAAAATAACTATTTTTTGTGAATCAATATAAGTGATAAAAAATGTCATTTCGTGAAGTTCATCGTTAGATGGTGAAACAATTTCAATAATATCCCCCAATTCAAGGGTGACATGGTTATCGCCACCTTTTTGAGAAACATCTATTGCAACATTGTTCGATGATATAAAACTGTTAATAAATTCCATTATTGTATTAATATATATTAATCATCTAAATTATATTCAAGCATAATGAATAAAACATTCAAAAATAATTTAAGGTAATGGTAATATATTATGTACCGTGAAAATGACAGAATACGAATCGCAATCGATAGAAGTAAACTATAATTTATCTGGAACGCCTTGTTTGAATGTAAAACTTATACCAACAAACGAAAGTAAATCAGAACCACAATATTCAATATTAAATTATAACAAAGAATTACTTAGTTACCACAAAGAAAACATATTGCTATATCGTTCTGTTGTATTTTCGTATCCAGAATTAACATTACTTAGTTTTTCTCCACCTAAAATAGAAACTCCTCAAGCGTTTTTTTCGAAAGAAAAAATAGTTTCTCGTCCTTCGTATTATGTAAACGAATACATTGACGGTTTGTTGATTCATCTATTTTATGATACGCGTTTTAAAAAATGGGTATTCACTACACATAACAATATGATCGTACCGTATGATGGAACATGCACACATTCGCTATCTTATATTTTATGCAAATTATTGAAATATGATTCATGCAAAGATGTTTCCAAATTACCATTTTGGGAAAATTTTTCAAAGGAACATTGTTACAATTTTACATTAACAAATAAATATAGTCACACATATAGCGAGCGAAGACTGTATTTAACGAGTGTCTATAAGGTACATGGCAAAAAAATCATTCCCATAAATCCGGAAATATATGAAAAATGGAATATGTTTGATGCGTTGCATGGACTCATTTATTTTCCCGAAAATTACAATCGCTTATTTCAAGAAACCACTTATATTCAAGATGATATCAAAGAGAAAAATATATCTGGAGTGGTGATTATGAATACACAGAATGGAAACAGATGCAAATATGTATCTGAATCATATAACATATACAGGCGTTTACGTCATATTGAACCGTACTATTTGTATACGTATATTTGCTATGCAAAAATAAATAAACACAGTAAAATGCTTCCTTTTATTTATAAGTCACGTTATAATATGAAAAAAATTCATTCTATATGGAAATTATTTGTGCATTATTTACATCAAACTTATTTGGATTATTATGTTTTCAAAAAAGATGTCTATTTTCGGTCTGAACAGTTATTTTCATATTTGGAGCAAATACATGTAGATAAGTATATTGAACCAAAGAAGAATGGCATTACAACAAAAATCAGTAAAAAAGATGTGTCTGATTTTTTGATTAATAAGCATCCACAAGACGTATTTCATTTATTAAAAAATATATAAGACTCAATCATGGTGTTATATATTTCCAGTTATCTACTTTTTCACAACAAACGGGTAAATAAACGCAACGGCAATGATAGTCAGCACTGCAATATCTACATTGCGGATTACTTTTTGTGCCTTGAGAGGAAGTTCATCGTATTGTTCAGTATATTCTGTTGGTTTGAATGGTTTGGATAACCATCCGAGTAATGTAGGTTTAAAACGGTCATTACAATCATAAATCACGTCGTACCAAGCCAATGCAATATATGATGCTGTTCCTAACAAGAAAATCATCACTATGTTATGAGCAAGACTAGGTGGTTTGGGTAAATAATATACACTGATTACTGCAAAAGCAAAGACAAGGCATTTTGGATTCAGGGCGAGTGGTGTTCCAAATAAACCGCCTCCCATTTTATAATATATACATATAAAATAATTTATTCAAGAATCAAGTGCAAGATTCGCCAATTGATCCGCACGTTTATTATCTTTTCTGTAAACGTGTTCAAATGTAATTTGTGAGAATTGCTTGCATAATTGTTGTGCCTCTTGATAAATTGCCGATATATTCTCTGATTTCACTTTGTATTCGCCTTTCATTTGTCTAATCGCCAAAATACTATCGCCTTTTACATGAAGACGATCGATATGATTTTCAATAGCATAGCGAAGACCTTCTAATAATCCCATGTATTCTGCTTTATTATTTGTCTCTTTATCACCTACATAAATCGATTTGGATATGATTTCTTCGTCATTTTTGTAAATAACATAACCCGCACCAGATTTGCCGGGATTTCCTTTACTACATCCATCAAAATATAAAGTATAGCGAGTTGAATCCATACTTTATATACATATTTATCTTTATATATTTCTATTTATTTATGCAGTGTTATAGACAGTAGACAACTTGCTGAGATTCTGAATGTACTTGGTACAATGCCCTTTGTTTACCTCGTCCATCGATTTGATAGGCATACGAATCTTATCGATAATACTCATGATTTCCGCGGCATTTGGAACACTATTCAGATCGCTGGTGTAATCTTTCTCAAAAAAGAAACTAATATCCCCCTGGTCAATCACTTCTTTGTATGGTGAATAAACCAATTTAAACCATGTTTTACATATGATAGTAGGGTTCATCTTCTTAACGCTTTCAAAAGACGTCTTTGCCTTCTTGATTTCGGGTTCTTCAGGAAGAATGGTCACGATGTCATCGATAAATTCAAAAAAGTGCTTATTGAATGCACGTAGTACAGTAGACTTGTCGGTCATTATATGTAACAAACACATGTATTATTTAAATCATTTTTGGTTGTTGATTACTTACATTTTGTAATTCATCTATTCTTTGTTGTTGTATATTATCTATTGTCACATGTTCAGATACCTTATCTGGTTTATAATTATCGTCAGGAGTTTCAATTGAAAATAGGTCATTCTCCGTGGTAACATAATTATACATTTGTCTAGAAGGTCCTTTTCCTTTTGCGCTTAATTCTTCATGAGGAGCATCATAAAACGTAAACGATTCAGACACTATATTCGTACCCCCATTTGATTTGTTCAGCTGAAATGCAGTGGGTTCTCCTTGACCGTGTGATAAAGCACCTGGTTTATTAATTAACTGTGGGTGAAAGTGTTTTGTAATATCATCGCCAAAAATAATGCGGTAACGATCATTCACTAATAATAAGGCGGGTACGCTATGCAGAGTCGGAGGCATAATTACTTTGCTACCATTTTCCATAAAAATGTATGTCTGGTTGGTTGTGGGGTCTTTTTTGCGATTATCGATACATACACAACTAATTTTACTAACAATGTCACCTTTGACTAAAGTTTGTAATACTTTTTGTGAATGTTTACAATAGTTACTATAATAAAGAATATCCATAATTACTGATAATTTATATAATAATATGTAAATTATCATATCGTTTTGAACGAAAATAATATATTTATTATTCAATTAAACGTCATATACAATTCGTTTATGCACTGAGAGCACTGTAGCACATGGAGTTAAGAAGACGGTTTTGGAAATAGAAGATACCGTATCCGAGTGCAACGGCAAACACTTGCAAATAGTACTCAGGTCCCTTCTTCTGGT